CGCCAAGAAGTTTGTCGCCGCTGATGCGCATCGTGTCGATAAAGCCGACGATGTCTCCTGCGCCGCCGCTGTGATTCAAAACGACTTTAAGCCCGCCTGTGTATTCTTCTGCGGCCGCTTTCACCTGCTCCAGCGTCTTGTCGTCAATCATGACGCCGTGTCCCAGCGCTGGTCCTTTGGTGATCAGCGAGACGCCGCGAATGATACCGGCTTCGGCATCGATGACGCCGGCGGAGGCTGAGAAGGTAATGACTTGATCCATCGCAACTGCGATGGCCGTCAAAACCGATTAGCGCTTGGTCTTCTTTTTCCTGACCTTTGCAACGACCACGGCAGGCTTTTTGCCTTTCGCGCCGATCCACGGAGCGACGGCAAAGACCATTCCGAGTCCCGCAGCGACAGAAGCGAACCGCTCAAACGTGAGAAGCGCCCGATCCGCGGCCTCCTTGTGCGTGCGCGAAATCGTCAGCTCTTCGTGCAGCGCCTTGTTGATCAGCGCCGTCATCGGCTCGATGACCGCGTAAAGTTCGGCAGTCATGGCCGGCGAGTTGAGCGTTTCAATTTGCCCGGCGTCGCAGACCGCTCGCGCTTTTTTCAAGTAGGCTGCCACCAGTTTGTGCTGCGCCATGAGTTCCGCCGGCTTGCCGAATTCTCCAAGCAATCGCTCCGCCTCGGCTTGGAGCTTCGCCAGCGAGTCGCAAAACTCTTTGGCGTCGATGAGTCCCTTGCTCGCCTTCGCCTGACCGTCCACGATAGCCAGCCCGTAAATGTCGAAAAGCGGACTGAGCACGTTGCTCGTCATCGCAAATTCTTTGTCGCTCGCCGCGATGTGCTCCGAGACCGATTTCACGGTGACCACTCCGACGCCTGCGAAACAGATGACGGTCGCGGCGAGCGCAGCGGTGATCAGCTTCGGATTCATTATTTCTTGAGCAACTTCGTCGGGTTCTTGGAATACTTTTTTGCGAGCGTGGTCAGCCCGTCGATAATCTCCGGCGCGAGCAGCCCGGCGACGCCGTAGGTTACGGCCTTCACAAGTGAGCTGACTTCGATTTGCTCAACGATGAACCACGCGAGCGTCGAGACGATGGCCGCCATGATGACTCGCCGCACGCTGTCCCAGATCGTCCCTTGAATCGGGTTGGCCAGTAGGCGAGCAACCATGCCAGCGCCGCCGATGACCGCAGTGAGCCAGCCGGTCTCCTTCCAAAGTTTGGCGACTTCCATGAGGTCTTTGTGCTCGTTCATTTTTTGCGGGTCATTCTGTCACCAAACCACCAGCCTACACAATTGAAGGCCGCAAATTGCACTTCGTCCACCATGTCAGCTTGTTCAAAATCTGGGACATTGAAGAACACAATCGTAACTAAAAGAAGGAGAAGCAGGGTGATGGCAGGACGAAAGAGGGTGAGAACATTCGCCGCCCAAGGTGCGGTGTTTACAGGTGCAATCGCCGCATTCTGGCTAGCCGTAAACGCTTCCCATTGAGCCTTATCAGCCGCAATAGAGGCCATAGCTTTAGCCTTCTCTAGCTCTCGCTTGTGCTCTTGACCGGCTTTGTAGTTGTCAAAGAACCCGTTGCCGATTCTGAGCAGGACACCGAGTGCGCCGCCGCCTAGTGCGTTGGTGAGAAGGTCGAGCATAGGTTACACCTTCTTCGGATTCGTCAAACGCCGGAACAGAAAATAAGGAAGCCAGACCCATTTCGGAATTCGCGTCACGCTCACCTCGGTGCCTTCGATGCGAGGCATTTCAGCGTCCCAAAGTTTCACGCGAATCGGCGAGCCGTCCGGCGAACAGCAGTCGAGAATAGACACGTTGCGCGTGGGAGCGCGGCCTTTGGTCCAGTAGTTGTCATACTGCCCGAGTTCAATCGTGCCTGAGATGACGCAGCCGTAGAGCGAAAGCCCGTCGATTGAGCCTTTAGCCGTGATCGAGCCAGCGACGGTGCAATGCTGGACGACATAATCCTTGCCGCGCACGAAGTCGATCGAGTCCTCCCGGCTGGCTGGAATCGTAAGACCTGACACGCATAGATTCGACACGTTGGAGCCCTTTACGAGATCGTCGTAGTTTTCTGGATCCAGCGGAGCCTGCCACTCAGCCGCGTTCACCGTCAGCCCGTTGTCCTGCGGCCCAACGTAGCTGCGCCAGTTCGTGTCGGAAGTTCCGGCCATGTTACTCGGCTTTCGGTTCCTTGGGCTTTAACGCCTCGGCGATCTGTTCCGCGCACTTGCGGATGAGATCGTGGTCGTCGGCCTTTAAGGGCGCTTGGCGGGCGGCTGCGTAGAGGTTCTGGAGTGCTTGTTCGGTGGTCATTAGTCGTTGGTCGTTTTTGCTGCGAGATAGTAGGTTGTGCCGCCGATTACGATTGTCACTGTTCGGTTGGGCGAGGTCGGGCTGACGGTGTTTACGGTGTTGCCAATGGCAAGTGCTCCCGTGCTGCTCAACGTCCCAGTCACGGCGAGGCCGGTGGAGGTGAAGGTGCCGACCGTTGAACCCGCAGGGCGAATATCAATAGACGAACCGCTTAAGGTTAATGATGCAAGTGTGCCAGTATTGTTGGAATATGCCGCAAGAACACCGCCAGAAGAATAGTAACCATACAGTCCTTGTGCGACTGAGAACGTAGCAAGAGGGCCGGAGGCAGCGAGGAACGAAGAAGTTAACGTCGTAAACGCGCCCGTGGATGCCGTCGTCGCTCCGATGGCCGTGGAGTTTAGGCCGGTGGAGGTAAGCGTTGCGACGGTCGCCGTAGCGGAACCATCCGAGTCTGCCGTCACAAAGGTCATCGTGCCGTTAGTGCTAGTGTTCGGACCAAGTGCCCAAAGCTGGGAATCACCTGTTCCGTTGTTACGCAACATCAGACTGTTTGCGGCGTAAGGAAGGCCAGCACCGGCGAACGATGCAGAGGTGCTCGCGCTCAACGTCGTAAACGCGCCCGTGCTCGGGGTCGTCGCTCCCACTGTGCCGTTGATGTTGATTGAGGCCGTGCCCGTCAGGTTCGTGACCGTGCCGCTTGTCGGCGTGCCCAACGCACCATTGAACAGCACCGGAGCACCTGCGCTGCCAGTGTTGACCGCCAGAGCCGTTGCGATGCCCGTGCCGAGGCCAGACACGCCCGTGCTGATGGGCAGGCCCGTGCAGCTCGTCAGGGTGCCGCTCTGAGGCGTGCCGAGGATTGGCGTCACGAGGGTTGGACTGGATGCGAACACCAGCGCGCCGCTTCCCGTTTCGTCGCTGACCGCCGCCGCAAGATTGGCCGAGGATGGCGTCCCGAGGAACGTCGCAATGCCCGAGCCGAGACTCGTCAGCCCGGTGCCGCCATTCGCGACCGCGACCGGCGAGGTAAGCGAGAAGACCGACCCGGTCAGCGTCAGCCCGGTGCCGGCCGTAAACGTGCCTGCGCCCGAGAACTGCGACCACGGCAGAGCGGTTGTGCCGAGCGTGCCGCCTGCGTTCGCTGTGCAGACGAAACCGCAATCGGCGTTCGTCGTGCCCTGCTCGATAAATGTAAAAGCCGAGGTCAGAGCGTCCCACGTGTTCGCGTCGGTTGTGCGTGTCCACGATCCCGAGGCGCAAAGATAAATGCCGTTGTTCTGAGAGAGCGATTGATTCTTCACCAGCACGCGATTTCCCGCGACTACACTGACGCCGTCGATTGTCTGCGCTCCGCTCAGCGTGATGTCCGCCGTGGTCGCTGCGACGCACGAGGCTTTCGCGTCGAGTCCCTGCGCGACGGTGTCCACGTAAAGCTTGTTCGCGATGTCGGTCGCACCGCTCGGAGCGTTCGCAACGGTTCCAGCCGTCGCGGTGAGGCTCGCAATCGTCCCGAGCGAGGTCAGCGATGAAGCTGTGACGCCGGCTGCGAGCGTGTTGCCCGAAAGCGTTCCGGCCGGTGCCACGACCGCCGCCGTGCTGATCGAAGTCGTCAGACCTTTCGCGTTGATCGTTACGATTGGAATCGCGGTGCTGCTGCCGGTTGAACCTGGAGTTGCGACGGTCGCAAGCGTGCCCGCCGCCGTGACGTTGCCCGTGCCGTCGAAGCTCGGTGAAGTGTAGGCAAGATCGCCCGTGATAGAAATCGTGCGCCCGGTAGCCAACGCCGTAGCCGTGGCCGCGTTGCCGGTCGTGCTGCCGGAAGATCCGCTGACGTTGCCGGTGAGATTCGCCGTGATCGTGCCGGCGGTGAAGTTGCCGCTGGCGTCGCGTGCGACGATTGCCGAGGCGGTGTTCGCCGAGGTCGCAGTCGTGGCGCTGTTGCTGACTTTGCCGGCCGTGCTGATCGTCGCGAGCTTCGTGTCTGCGATGGCTGCGCTTGCGTTGATGTCCGCGTCAACGATGACGCCCGCCGCGATGCTCGTGGCGTTGCCGACGCTCGTCACGTCGCCGGTCAGATTCGCGTTTGTGGTCACGTTGCCCGCCGTCAGGCCTGCCGCGGTGCCGGTGATGTTCGTGCCGACCAGCGCGGTCGGAGTCCCGAGCGCCGGCGCAATCATGGTCTTGTTGCTCAGCGTGTCCGTGGTCGCACGTCCGACGAGAGTGTCGGTTGCGTCGGGAAGAGTGACGACGCGGCCGGCCGTCGAGACGGCATCAATCAAAGTGACCGCGCTTGCGGCGCTGGACGAACTGCGGAAGCGAATGCCCTTGTTGAAATCCGTGCCGTCGCTGATCGTGAAAAGCCCGCTGCCCTTCGGCTGCAAATGCACGCCGATATTTGCGCTCGCGCCCTCGGCCAGAACGTGGAGCGGGTTGCCGACGCCGGTCCCGTTCTTAATCTCAATGTAATCCGTCGCGCTCGCCACGTCGGTCAGGCGCAGGATGTCGTGACCGCCGCCGACAATTCCGACCGTGTCCGCGGCCGGGCGATACATGCCGGTGTTAGTGTCGCTGACGAAGAACAGCGACGGCGCCGCCTCGGTCCCGTCCGTAAGCTCGATCTGTCCCTCGGTGCCAATAATCGTGATTTGAGTCGGCGTCTCGGTGATCGTGATATTCGCGCCGGCGACGAGGTTCTTGGGAACGTAGTTCGGCCCTTCGCTGCCGAGGATTTGTCCGCTGCTTGGGATCGGCAAAAGGTCGGTGATCGAAGTCACTCCGCCGCCGCCGCCACTGTTGCCGCGTGCTGCGTTCAGAGTCCAATCCGCCGCGCTTCGGCTCGGCCGCTCGCGATTGCCGTCGATGTTCGAGACGAAAGAATCGCCGTTGATCGTCACGAGGTCGAGGCGCTGATAGGTCTCGTCGGGCGACCATTTGCCGCGAGGGTTCAGTCCCTTCGGCTCTGCGAATTCTTTGCGCAGTTGATCGATCTCGCCGGCACGCGGAAAGCGCGAGAGTTCGTCGGTGACGATGCTCTTCACTGCGCTCGGCAAAGCCGACGCTGCCTCAGCGATGCGTGCCTCGGCCTGCGCCAGCAAGGACGCGTTCTGCTCGCGCTCGGCCATAAGCACCGAGTAGCGCGCCGCCGTCGTGACTTCCAAAGCCTTGCCGAGTTCGTCAACCTTGGCGGTCAGCGCCGCGCTGGATTGCGCGTGCGCGTCCTGTGCGCGGGCGATGACGAGCTGCTCCAGCTCGCTGCGGATTGCCGGCTCGATCTCTTCGAGGTTTCGCTCGATCTCCGATGACAAATGGTCGCGCAACTGCGGCAGCGACTCCACCAGCTTCTTCAGCTCGGCGCGCTGAATGATGGCCAACTCAACGAGGTTATCGATTTCGGTCTGGGTGTGGATCATGGGAATTATTTTTTGCGCTTCGGTTTGCTCAGCTCGATGATGCTTTGGTCACCGGTGACGCTCTGCTTCGTCTCTTGAATCGTGTTCATCTGCTTCGCCCGGTATTTCTGCACCGCGTCCAGCCAGTCCTCGGCTGCGAGTGGCGTGTTGCGCGAAAACTGATGCTGCACTTCTGCGGCCGCGACCGAGAGGTCTTTTTTCTCCGCCTGCTTGTTCAGCCGCTCAACGATGGCCGTGCTCCACGAATAGCCCTCGTCGCCTCCCCATCCCATCCAAGCCTGGTATCCCTTGCCTTGCTCGTCCCAGGTCTCGCCCTGCTTGTCCACTTCGTGCCGGTCGAAAAAAGCTTTCATCCGCCGCACGGTGTCCTCGGACATCGGCCGCTTGTTCATGAGGTCACGCGCCCGGGCGATGCCGACGCTCGTCATGCCGCGCTGTGACATCGGCTTCTTCTCGCGGATCTCAAGTGCGCGCCGTGCGTTGTCCGCCATCGCGTCGGTCGGAATATAGGAGCCGTCGGCGAAGTTGATCGTGACGAGATTTGAGTCGTTCTGGATCTGCTCGACCGGCTCGATTGCGGCCGGTGCCGCTGCGACGCTCGCCGCCTGCGCCTCGGCTGCGCTTGCTCCCACCGCGTCGCCTGCCGCGGCTGCGGCCGCTGGCGTGCTTGGGAGTGAGGTCGTCGTGAGGCGAATCGCCGTCTCCGGCACGCCGTATTTCACCGCGAGTTCCTTCACAAAGCCGGCCTCGATTGCAATCTGCTCCAGCCGCGAGAAAGCGTCGGTCCCTTCCTCCGCTGCGATCTCTTGCAGCGACTTTGCGCCCTGCCGGTTCTCGTTCATGTTCGCGGCTGACTCGCGGCCGACGTCGATTGAGAGCTTGGCTGGGAAACGCCACTCGCCCTTCGTCGCCCGGCGCAGCGCTTGAACCATTGTCTCGCCCGCGAGAAGCGGAGGCGGTGCGATCTCGCCGCGTGCGATGGCGTCGAGAATCACGGCGTCTTTGATCGGGTCGAGAACCTTGTCGGTCAGCACGCCCTGCTGCCGCGTGAAGACTCGGTCGGCTGCGGCGAACTCCGCCCGAACGCTTGGTCCGCGAAAGTCGCTTGTGCCAAATAACACTCCTTCGGGAATACCCACCGAGAGACTTATCTCGTGGAGAAGATGCTGAACGAACCCGTTGAACGCCTGCGACGGCCTCGACGGCATGACCTCGACGCGGTCGCTGTTTTGGAAATACCGAATCATGCCGACCTCGGTCAGCTCGTTCTTCTGCGTCTGTCCGCTCGGCAAACCCATCGTAGGATTCGGCTGGAAAAGGTTGCGCGGGTTGGCGACGCCTCGGTCGTTGAATATCAGCGCCGCCTGCTGCGACGAGAAACGCACGCCGGCCTTTTCGGCCTGCAAGATTTCGTGCAGCATCCGCGCCGTTTGAATCCCGCTAGCCAGATCCGAAACGCCTCGGTATTGGTCGCTGCGATTTGGATCGAAGTAGTGGCAAAACTGATTCGCAGGGATGTCCTCGGCTCCGAAATAAACGCCATCGCGCGTTAGTCGGAAAATGCGGTAAGCGACCGGCTGGCCGAAGTCGTTCGTAATGATGCCTTGGTAGTAATTGTTTGAGGCAACTGCCGTCTCGT